GAAGGATGCTATCAATGACAAAATCATCGAAGCGGGAATTAGCGACGAAGGCAGCGTACAACCGTCGCCCTAGTGTGCAGAAGAAACGCGTAGCGAACAACAAAGCACGACGCGAAGCTATTCGCGATGGGCGGGTTACGAAAGGTGACGGTAAAGACGTGCACCACAAGAAGCCGCTAGACAAAGGCGGCAGCACAAAGAAGTCAAACACAAAAGTGGTTAGCCAGAAGGCCAACCGTGGGTGGCGCAAGAAGAACCCTGAGATGTACACAAAGAGAGGTAAGAAATGACAAAAGACGAACGCGTCTGGGCACACCTGTTAAAGCATCGCGCGACGACTGACGCCCAAGACGTAGCTAAAAACTGTAACATCAGCGTTGAAGACGCACAGTCATACATTGATCGCATCGGGTCCGAAAACTGGCGTGTCGTGTCAACGCGTGACCACAATATAGGTGAGAGCGACTACGCCAAACACAAAATCCAACCGTGGGACATCTGGTTAGAGTACCGCCTGAACCCATGGGACGCAGACATCATCAAGCGTGTGTTGCGTGACAAACCGGGGCAACGACGACTCGACTACGAAAAAATAAAACACGTGTGCGACGAGCGCATCAGACAAATAGACGAAGGGTTAGACAATGCTAGTGTGGAATGAGAAGAGCGCACTGATTATGAAGCTGCGCGAACCTGACAAAATCTTGAATGTCATTCCACGCGCCAAGCAGTTCACAGTGAAAGGCACCCCTTACGTGGCTGTGCCGCACAAAACCATTGAGACACGGCTCTTGCGTAACATGGGGTACAACGCCCCTGCCCCAATACGGCACCACTACAACTGGCCCGGGCGGTTCAAGCCGTTCGACGCGCAGCGCGAAGCAGCAGCGTTCTTGTCTATGCACGAACGTGCGTTCAACTTATCTGAGCTAGGCACTGGCAAATCACTGGCGTCACTCTGGGCGTATGACTACCTGCGTAGTATCGGACAACTGAATAAGGCTTTAGTTATTTCTCCGCTGTCTACTCTCGAACGCACATGGGCCGACGAGATATTCCAACACTTCCCGCATCTGGAGTGCGCGGTTCTGCACGGTTCACGCGACAAACGGATCAAGCTCCTCAACACCGACGTCGACGTGTACATCATCAACCATGACGGTGTGCAGATCATCGAACCATACTTGAAAGAGAGACCCGACATCAACCTCGTCATCGTCGACGAGATCGCACAGGCTGCGCGTAACGCGGGTACAGATCGGTGGAAAGCCATCAACAAAGTAATCAACAAGCACCCACAGAGACGTGCCTGTTGGGGTATGACTGGTACGCCGACGCCAAACGCACCGACGGACGCATGGGCGCAGTGTAGATTGATCGTGCCAGAGAAAGTCCCGCCCTACTTTAACAGGTTCAAAGGGCAGGTAATGAAACAGCTATCCCAGTTTACGTGGATCGCTAAGCCTGAGGCTACAGAGATTGTACAGAATGTGATGCAACCATCGGTGCGTTTCACGCGTGACGAGTGCGTAGACTTACCCCCACTAATGTACGAAACAAGACAAGTTGCTCTTACAAAAGAGCAAGAAAAAGCGTATAAGGAAATGGTAGCACGTTTGCGTACAGAAGCAGACGAAGGCGAGATCACTGCGGTCAACGAAGCCGTCAAGATGGCTAAACTGGTACAGATTGCATGTGGCGTTGTCTACGCTAACGATGGCTCAGAAGTAACGATACCGTCTAAACCTAGACTGGACGAGACTCGCGAGATCGTTCGTGCTGCGGAGGGCAAGGTCATTGTGTTCGTACCGTTCGTGTCATCGGTGAACATGGTTGCAGAAGAACTGAGCAAAGACTTCACAGTTGAAGTCATCCACGGTGGCGTAAAGAAAAGTGAACGTGACCGTATATTTGCAGCGTTCCAAAAGGGGCGAGACTTGAAAGTCTTGGTAGCACAACCCGCTGCCATGTCCCATGGACTGACGTTGACTGCGGCGTCCACCATCGTGTGGTACTCGTGCGTCACGTCGAACGAAACTTTTGAGCAAGCCAACGGACGGATCAACCGCCCGGGGCAGAAGATGAACAACTTCATCATCATGCTCGAAGGTACACCAGTGGAGAAACGCATCTACACTCGGCTGCGAAACAAGCAGAAGATGCAGGGCGCGTTACTCGACGAAGTCAAAGCTCACAGAAGTGAGGTTATAGCTTGACGAAACTAACTAAACGATGTTATGTGTTTACACGTAAGCAGATATGAGGTTAAATAAGATGACTTTGTTAACGCCTGAAGAGGTTGCGGCAAAACTGGGGTTGTCCAAACGGGCGTTCCCGCAACTGAGGTATAGAGACGATAGTTTCCCCGAACCCATCAAGCTCTCAGAGAAAGTGTGGAGATGGTACGAGGAAGATATTGATAATTGGGTTGCCACAAAAAAGGAGACAAGTGATGGCAAAGATAGGAGAGTTGGATGACGTTTCGCTATTGAAACTGTTTATCGGATTACGTGACCGTCGCGCAACGCGTAAAGCAGCATACGATGATGACGACGCAAGCGACAAAGAAAAGCAGAACAAGATTGAAATCGAGTTCCTGCGTAGGTTCCAAGACCGTGGGATAGACAATGTGTCTGCTCGTGACGTTGGAACTGCTTACAAGTCAACACGTTCTTCTGCCACCGTGGCAGACTGGGAGGTCGTGCTTGATTATGTACAAAACAACGAGGCTTGGGAGTTATTAGAGCGTCGTGTCAACAAGACTGCGGTGGAGCAGTACAAAGGTGCCGAGGGCGACTTACCCCCCGGTGTAAATTGGTCGGAAACGCAAGTAGTCAATTTCCGTCGTAAATAACTTAGAGGTTAAAACTATGGCTAATGATATGGTCGCCATCAAGGCATCCAAGTTACCTGCCCACCTTCAGGGCAGAGTAAAAGTAGAGAACGCATTTGCTAACGCAATGTCAGTGGGTGGGTTCCCTGTAATTTCAATCAAGGGTAAAGTGTTCCACATCCAACGTGGTGACGAACGCACACTGGTAACACGTGGCGAAGATGATGAACCATCGTCATCTCTAACTGCCGTCATTCTTGCTACTAACCCAAATAAGTCCAAGGTCTACTACGATCATGGGTATGAAGAGGGTTCTGTGGCGAAGCCTACCTGCTACAGTAACGACGGTATCGCACCTGCGTCTGACGCAGAAAACCCTCAAGCCAAGAAGTGCGCGGCGTGTCCTCACAACCAGTGGGGTTCTCGTATCACTGACAACGGTGGCAAGGGCAAAGCCTGTGGCGACTCCATGCGCCTAGCGATTGCTGCGCCAGATCAACTCAATGATCCTATGCTCATTCGTGTTCCTGCTGCGTCGCTCAAGACACTTGGTCAGTACGGCTCTCAGCTTGCGAAGCGTGGCGTTACTCATCGTGACGTTATCACAAAGATCGGGTTTGACTTTAACGTAGCCCACCCTGCGTTGACCTTTAAAGCAGTAGACTTTATCGACGCTGATCAGCTTGATGAGATCGAAACCACCTTGGTTGAGGAAGCTGATACCATCGAACAGATCATTGGAACTGCGCCACCCGCAGCGCCAGAGACAGAGGCCAAGGCGGACAACGCTCCACGCGAGTACCCTAAAGAGGTAAAGCTAGAGAAGAAGGTTGAGGAAGTAGCAGAGGTAGAAGCTGCGCCTAAGCCCAAGCCAAAAGCAGAAAAGTCAGCTTCAGTGGATGACTACGATAACATCGACGAGGCACTCGACGACTTAGACTTTGACGACGATTAATAAAAATCAAGTCTGGTAACGGGGGTTCGCCCCCGTTATTTTATCTGCTAACACGTTAACACAGGTAGGCACATGGGTATCTTAGAGTTCCTTGAACTGGTGCTACCGTCCGAAGGCATCCGAGTTATTTCTCTTGGTAGACCGAAATCAGATGGTGGCGTATGGTTCGACAACAGGGGGTTCGCCACAAACGAAGAGGCGGCACAAGCAGCACAGGCGTTCGACGATCAAGGCGAGACAGTCTATTTCGCAATCAATTCTTTTGGTCCAGAGTACGAAGAAGAAGTCGTTAAGAACGGCAAGGCCACAATTAAAAAGCGTATTCGCACCAAGGCAAATGTTCTTTTATGTCGGTCATTGTTCGATGACTTTGACGTAGATGCAGACAAACCCGCAGCGTATGACACGCGCGAAGAAGCGTTCGCCGCAGTCAAAACATTTTTCAAAGCTGTAAAGCTAACACCCACGCTTGTATCATCAGGCGGTGGGTTTCACTCGTATATACACTTGGACGAAGACGTCGACGTCGACGTCTGGGAAGAGTTGTCTGCGCTGAAGCGCGACATCACCACGCATTTAAAAATAAAAGCTGACCGCAACGTCGATATGGATACGTCGCGTATTTTGCGCCCAGTCGGCACACACAACCGTAAGACAGGAACTCCTCGTCCAGTTGAGCTACTCAAGAAGGGAAAGACTTACCCAGTTGAGTTTGTGCGGGAGCGGTTGCTTGCGTACGTCCGTGAGAACAACGTCGAACCCGCGCCTGTATCTCGGAAGTTTACATCAGTAGAAAACCCTTGGGCTGCGCTTACAGGAGATTATCCTGACAGCTACGCTGAAGACGTGGCAGATAAGTGTAACGCCATCCGTCGTTTTAAAGACAGCGGCGGGGAAGACGAACCCCACTGGCACAAGTCCATAGGTGTCTTGAAGCACTGCGTTGACGGCGAAGAGAAAATCCACGAGTGGAGCAGCAAGTACGAGGGCTACAGCCAAGCAGAGACGCAAGAGAAGATCGACGCGTGGAGCACTGGGCCGACGACTTGCATTGAGATGGACCGCCACGTCGAGTGTCGGGCGGACTGTCCGTTCGCAGAAAAATGCAACTCGCCTATAACTTTGGGCTTTCGGGAAGACGCAGAGTCCGTTGCCGAAGAAACCGCTCCGCCGATTCAAACGACGACGACGCCTCAGGGTGCGACGATAGAAGGGCAGCACATACCGTACTGGCCTCAGTCCGGATACCGTTGGAACGGTGCGGC